AGGGAATGTTTCCCAGCGTGTAGGCATTAGGTTAGCCTCAGTGTATTAGAACCGTAGGGACTACGTTGACCTACCCGTGTATCACGGACATAGTCGTAGTTGTTGTTGATGTAGATAGTTCTCATCCGCTCGATACCGTTGATGAACTTAGCTTGTAGACGGTCAGCAGTCTCTGTGTCTCCACGGAAGTGATAGACATAGTACATCGCTCCATCGACAACCACATGTCGGAAAGCTACCGGGGCAGAGGGGACATCAGTATTAGCTGACAGGTCAGTAGGAAGAGCATAATACTCGTAGCTAAGTGTGTAGGCTTCTTTAGGGACAGGGTAGACGCCGTACTCTTGGTTTGGTGCTCGGAATACATACTTGGGTACCTCTCTGATACTCTCGTTAGTTGAGTCATACTCAGCATCAATGAACCGTTCAACGTACTCGTCGTAGTCCATGAACTTGAGGTGAGTAGTACTGTTGTTAAAGGTGTCGTTCCTACGGATACGGAAGGTATCGAAGTCAACAGCCTTGGTGTCTGCTTGGTAAGCATAGCGTGATTGACCAGCTACCAGTGTCTCGTCATAGTCTGTGTGGTTAAAGGGCCACTGGAATGCCTGTTGGTTCATGTCCCGAATAGCAGAGTTCACAGCTTCTTTGGCTGTGGAGTAGAACCCTACAGCGTTGTTGAAGTTAGCAGACGTGAGGGGAGTCTCATTGACTCGACCACACACATCGTTCACTAGTCCAAGATAATCGTATGCCATTTGTATTCCTTAGGTAGCTGCGAGTCTGTATTGGATTACGTCCATAGACCCATCTACGATTGTGTTGTTTGTGTTAGTTTCAATAGTGGCCCACAGGACATCGGTAGGATCAAGCTTGATAGGGACATCGTAAATCCTAGTTATATCTGTTGATGAACTTGTGTCAAGGTTAAACCTACGGATAACATACGTTGAGTTTGTAATCTTTGGGTTCCATACACGTAGCCGGATAGTTACTCGTGGTGCTGAACCGCCCGACAGTTTTAGAACAGAGAAACTTAGACCACGTATCTGGCCCTGCACACCATCTGGATTAAAGTAGATCAACTGCTGTGTAACACCTGTTCCAGTAGGGACATAAGCTTGGTTAGAACCACCTGTTGTTGCGGTACAGGAGATGTTCCCTGCATTGGTCATACCGGAGCCAGATGAGAATACAACAATACGGTTTACACCGAGGTAGCTATTAACTGTTGTTACGTTGGTTGTCCCGTTCATAGTGATGAACTCGAACTGGTACTCCCTGGTTGAGCTTAGTCCCTCCAGGAAGAGTGTCCTAGCGCCTGTACCTGCGGATGTATCTGATGCGCTGCTTGAGACAAGGATAAGGGTTGAGGCTGTGGTCAGCGGTGTGAAGGTTCCGCCAAAAGATGCAATGACTTCCTCAGCGGAAGTGTCAACATCGTCGTTGAAACCAAACTTAAGGAAAGCTGATTGGCCTTGACGAGTACCTAAGACAATCTCACTGTTAGGGTCAGTTGGACGTACAGCAACAGAGTCGAAGTCCTGAGAAAGGGTTGAATCAAGTGGTGCGTTTAGGTTCGAATAAGAACCGATGTGTGTCTGTAGTCTGAGGTATGTCTGGTCAGAACCGGAGTCGTTAGTAAACACAATCCTAAAGAAACTACGAGTAACTGTAAATCTGTGAGGTACGTTAATTTGGTTTGTGCGGTAGTAGCGGGTGAGGGTGCTGTCCTGGTTTATACCATCTGGGGAGAACTGGATAGAGTACGTACCATCTTGGTCAGTTGACACAGAGATAACCACATCTCTAGCGGAGTCTACATCTTCCCACTCACCTGTAAAAACCTCGGCATCTGCCAAGGCCACTGTAGTACTATTAACTATGGATACGGAGTTACCAGAGGGGCCAGAGGTGCTGACCTCCCGTTCGAACCCAGGTCTCTTTGTATATGTAGTCATACTGTAAGTATACCCTAAGTTCTAGTGTTAGTCAAATGAAAAAGGGACCACTCCTGTGGTAAACAAGAGCGGTCCCCTTAGGTTAGTTAAGCCAGAGTGTCGCGGTCTACTTCAGCAGCAGCGCGGGTGGACTCAGAGACTGGGCAAACTACAGCCCATACGCGGGCAGTAGCAGCTACAAGGCCAGCACCAGAGACAACCTGAATGGCGTCAATAGTGTCAGCAGTAGAGATGAAGCTAGGAACTACGCCACCAAGAATGGTGCCCGCAGCCTGTGCTTGCATGTCAGTAGCAGCCAGGTTAGCAACTGTACCATCGCCAATAGCGACAGTGGATGAAGTACCAGCACTACCAGGGGCAGTGACGAACTCGATACCAGCCGAGAGAACAACGCAACCTGCAGGAACTGCTGGACCTTCGACGGTACCAGAAGCAACTCCAAGAGTTACGATCTTCTCAACGATAGTCGGTTGATAGTTCATTGATTGAGATTTAGCCATAACGTGTTATCCTTTCCTATTACGCGAGGTTGTACTTAGCGGTTACAAGAGCTTCTGGACGAAGAATCTTACGACCGTAGAGGTGCATACCACGAACAATATCCGCGAAGGAGTCTTGGTCACGATACGATTCAGTTTTGTTGATCTGCTCGGCAGTTGCTACAGCAGAGTCATGACCGCCAACGATTACACCGTAGTCAGTGTTCTGGTCAGCAGTACCAGTTGTACCAGCACCACCACCAACGGCAGGAAGGTTGTTAGAGACGTAAACGCGGAAGCCATTCCAGTTGTTCAAGACCAGACCATTGCGCAGTGCGCCAGAGTCACCGAAGTCAGCGTTCAAGAAACGTGAATCTTCGTCCATAAGAACTTCCATCATGATTGGGTCGATGACCAACCAACGACCAGCCTTATCAACGTTCTGTTGATCAAGCAAACGGCCCATGCGGTTAATCAGCATGACGGGGGAAACATACAGTGTTGGCAGTGCAGTTGCGCCTGGCAAACGAGCAGCTACTGGGATGGAGTTGTCGCCACCAGCAGTGATGTTACCGAACGAACCTTTGATCAACTTCATAGAAGTCAACAGTTCGTCAGAACCAGCAGTGGATACAGCTTTAGTACCGTTCACAGTTGTGTTAACACCATCAGCATTTACGTGCTGAGTGGACTGCGCATAACCGGACAAGTAGCCAAGAACTTCTTGGTCATGGTTGTCGGCCAAACGGTAAGCAGCGCGGTTAGTTGCCAAGTCCATGAAGTTAACGTGTGAGTGTGCAGTCTCAATGTCGTCAGTCTTGAAAGCAAAGTAGTTAGCTTTGTCGATGACCAGAGAGAAGTCCTCGTCGTCCAGGTCTTGTGCAGTAACTTGTGTGCCACGTGCATAAGAGCTTACAGAGATTTCAGGCTCTTTGATAATACGTACTGTATCACCTTGAGCAGAGATTTCACCGAAGTAGTCGGAGTTAGTGATGTCGCCACAGACTGTGGCCTTACGGAAAGCAAGTTGTACTTTCTTCGAATAGATTACGGAGCTAAAGTTACCATTGGGTAGGTTACCGTGCCCTGCTGCGGATGCGAATGCCATGTGATTTCTCCTTGTTGAGTATAGATGGCTAGAGTTTTAAGGACAATAGCGATACACTGAACGAAGGGCTGGTACACTAGGTGTCTCGATCATGACGAGGGCTAGCTTCACAGGTTGTCTTTGTTTCTTGTAGCTATTTGTATGGGGAGTATTCCCCAGTCGTATTAAGGGGAGGAGTAACGGAAGGTGTCCATAAAGGGGCTTCCGTTACAATACCCTTAGTTATACCAAGAATTGTTTAGATGTCAACTACTTTTTACGGGAGATGTCATAAACAAAGTTTCCAGTAGCCATAGCTTCTGCAATCTTGGCTTCGTTCTTCTCATACCAAGCATCACTCTCACGAGCAACTTGGGACTCATAGATTTTCTTACCAGCTCCATCGGAGTCAAGCTTAGGGGAACCCTTGGTCTTAACGTCAGATGCAGCGTCTCGTGCCTGTACCTTCTTAGCAGCGGGGGTCATACCCTTGTCTGTCTTGTACAGATCAATGACACGGATAACACCAGAGGCATCATCCTCGTTGTCATACAGTGCGTTCTTAATCCATGTTGGTTGTTTCTCTGCCCAGTCATGGAAGTCATCAGAGGCTTTAAGAGTATCAAAGTCAGTGTGAGCCTTACGGATAAGTGTCTCTGCCTTGGTACGCTTAGTCTCGTATGCTAGTTCATCAAGTTCTTTGAAACGACTATCAGTCTTCTCAAACATCTCCTGAGCTTTCTTAGCAGCGATAGTCTCTACGATACCAGCTACATCAGGATACTTCTTAGCCCAAGCTTCTAGGTCTTCGTTAGACTTGGGTGGGGCAAACCCCTGGGCTTCTGTCTTGTTCTCTAGAGCGGCTAACTTAGCTGCCCACTCCTCTTCCTTCTTAGCTTGGTGCCGACGTAGGTCACCGTAACGCTTCTTGAAGGTTTGTTCTTCCTTGGACAGGGAGGTGTCTTCTTCTTCAACCTCTTCTGTCTCTACAGGTTTAACCTCAGAGGTATCTTCTTCTACCTCTTCATCCTCAACCACTTCTTCTTCCTCAGAGGACTCACCTTTCATAAGCTCTTCGAGTTCTTTCTCGTCCTGCTCAATGCGCTGTTGGTTCTTCCGGTTGTTGTGGTTGGGGTTAATCATTACTGATTTAGGTTGTTCACGTGTCATCTGTTCGTTAGCCATTTGTTTCTCCTTGGGGCCGCTTATAGCGGGTGGCCTTAATGGTCGTTAAAGTTACTTCTTAGGGCGGGTGACCAATCCACCTTTATA